GCTCTTATAGAGATTACTGCTTGTGCTGATAAGGTTTTAGATCCCGCCTGTATTTGCGGGGGATTAGGAATAGTTATCCTATTATCACAAGGAGACGGAACAGGACCTCTCCTGGAGCCTGTGACTAAGGTCACACCACGAGAAGTTGTCAAAATCAACACGAACCCGTATAATTAATACTATGGACGACTTAAAAACATTCGAAGAATATGTAAGACTACACCTGCTGTCCTTGGAGCAAGACTCTGAGGAAATTCAAAAGCAAATGGGATTCTATGATGACTATGATTGCGATGAATATAAGGATTTGGAGATAGAGGATATCTCTACCAATGGTCAAATTCTTGCCTGCTACCACTTTTTGTCAGTGCTAGAGGCTACAATAGACTAATGACAACACTAGACCCACGACTACAAAAACTGATTGACTTAGGTGAATCAGGTACCAACATCCTACATGGGGAACTAAAGAACCTCATGTATCAAACCGAGCAAGCATTGGCTGAGTATACTGACCATGAGAATGAGCAGTATGACCAAACCGTAGACCGCCTACATCTAGAGGGTATGCTTGACGCTTATGTAGAAGTATACCAATTAACATATGACCTAGCATTTGCTATCGCAGATAGGATAAAGAGTAATGGGTAACTTTACAGAACTTGAATTTGAAGAGTGGGTAGATAAGTACAAGCCTATCACTAATCATATAGACACTAATGCTTCATTCGACGGCTTGATGTTTGAAACATATGGCGAGGAAGTAGAGTTTGTCAAGCAGGCAGGTAATGGCCATATCTGGATGTATGGAGATGGAGACGACGGTGGTACATATATCTGGAATGGTTGGGGATTTGTTAATAGAATAGGATACTTTGTCACTGAGATTCCTTTCACCCCTGACGATACCGTGCAGGTCTTGGTAAGCCATAACTGGTTCTACTGCGAGAACTGTAATGCTGAGTTTGAGGACCCTGATAATATAGTTAGAGATGCCTTTGACGAGGCAGACTTGCAAAAGTGCCCACAATGCGCTACAATTGAAGAAATGACCCTAATAGAAATGGAAAATAAATAATGGCTAAATACAACCTGTATTTTGTTTTTGAACCAACAGGACAGTCACTTACAGTGCTTGACTATGAGTCAGGTGCTACATCAAAAGAAAACCTAATCAAGGAGATTATTCACGATTTAACTATTCAGACATTTGAGGTAGAGAATGCCTAGTTGGAAAGTTGAAACAATCTTTGAGCCCACAGGCGACTACATGACATTTAGATACGAGGCCGAATCAGATAACGAAGAGGACCTCTGCAATGAAATTTTAAATCAACTATCAATTGTATCTTTTAAGGAGCAAGACTAATGGGAGCACGGATCAACTTTGTATTCAAGGATGTTGAAGATGAGGCGCATGTAGTCCTATATAGCCACTGGGGTGAGACTGAGTGGCAGCGGGACCTAGCAATGGCGCTGCAGCATTCAAAGCCTAGGTGGAGCGACTATGCTTACTTTACCCGTATGATGATTAGTTATCTTATGCAAGATTCCGTGCTTGAAGAAACAGGGTTTGGTATTTATGCTATTACTGGTACCAACTTTGAATTAGGTGAGACCACTGTAGTCATCGATATTGCTAAAGAGACTATCTATGAGGCTGGTAGAGACCTACAGGTTGACTGGCAGTTATTTATTAATGCTTATGTGCCAAAGGTTTTGGTTGAGCAGATCTAAGGAGTGGGTCCCTTAGACTAACAGGGTGGAGCGTAGGTTTTCGTAGGCTTGCGCTCCCCCTTACTTTTTGATACAATGGAATAGAGGAGATACCTATGGCTTATTCAATTAGACGAACGGCAACTCATAATAAAGAAACACGAATGGCAGAACAGTTAGGCAGACTTCTTACCCAAGATTTTGCGGTAGACTTAGAAAGAGTAGGATACTACATGGTAAGAAACCTACCCTTGATTAACTACCACAGACTAGAGGTTTTGAGTTTGACATCTATGGAAGAGTATGATAAACTTATGTTAGAGATGAAAGGACCCGTAAATGGACTTCGCAGATAAAGCAGGAACGATTGGTCAACTATGGATTGAATTCCGTGAAGATGAAGACTTCAAGAATTTTATGGAATACAACGACCTAGGTTGTCCAATGGCATACATGGTGGCACAAGGTTTGATTAAAGACCTAACACCACTTGGTGAAGAAATGATTAATGAAACATTCAAGATGTTTCTAGATTTAATTAATGTCACTGAGGAAGAAGTTGATGGCTCTATTGAAGATAGAGACCTTGGCTCAATTTTGGCGTTTGCCTACAACAAAAAAGAAAACACACCACCCGACACACAAGAGTAACTATCTTATCCTTGATCCCTGGGCTTGACAAAAGCCTGGGGTTATGGGACGTCGACGTCAAATCATATCAAATCGGACATATTAGACAAACCACATTTTCAAAATAAGATTACGATCACCCATTTATTTTTCCCAGAATAAGATTACGAAGGACGAATTCTTTTCCCCGTACCAAACCTTATACCATATCAAACCTTGTTTGTCAAACCTTCATATCTGGTGTTATAATAAAGATATGCCTAGAGACCATTTTGCTCAGATGATTAATAGCAAATCACATAGACATGATACACCATATGATTCATATGGGTTTGATCAAGCAGTGGGTGCTTTAACTGGTATGTTGTATTCTATTGTTACTCTTAAGGCTTTCTTTCCTAAGTCTCCCCCGCTAAAAATGAATCATAATCCTGCTAAGGACACCGCAGGTGGGGACAACGTCTATACACAACTGACGCTCTTCTAAAAAAAGATTACGAAGGAGCAAAATTTTTCCCCGTACCAGGGCTTTTCAAAATAAGATTACGATGGAGCATTTTTCTTCCCCGTACCAGGCCTTTTTCCCCAGGGGATCAATAGAAAGACCACAATCCCCTATAGTATATATACCATAACAAACCACTATAAATTATTTCCTGATTTCTAAAACTTTTCCAAACCTTTATATATTTTTATGAAGGTTTTCTTTATTTTCTGAGCAAATTCGGACAAATTTTATATGAGGTTTTGCACAGTAAATGGGCTTGACAAACCATGTTTCATGGTATATAATGCCCAAACCCTGTATACAATGGTTTGACAATATGATTCATATGTGGTATAAGGGGGATATAAGGTTTGGAGATGGGAGGTTTGGCCGCTATAAAAGATTACGACGCATCTATAGAAATGCTCAGTAACCCACTATCCTCCACTTCACTCCACTTCTAGACTGTCTAATAATATAATCAGTAAGATTAATCTGTGGATAACTTGTGGATAACTATGACATTTTTGGCGTATCAGGCTGTGGATAACTATCTAACTCTGCACTTATAGCCCAATACCTAACCAACTTCATCTGCAAACCACACATACACATAACCTCATCTGATGCCTTATTCATAGACTTAAACTCAAGTTGAGATTTACAGTTTTGGCAGTTGTAGGTATATATAAAGTTATGCACATACCAAGTATACCTTATCTGATATACTTAAATCATGAAACCTTTTCTCATCCTAATGCTTGGCCTATTCATATTTCTTAACTGGATGGCCTATCTACAAATGCAAAGGATGGGTGGATAATGCTCAACATCCTATGCTTTAACTGTGGCGGTATGTTTCAAGTACCTTATGGGGTATCAAACCCTACTAAGCAATGTCCAAAATGCCAGGGGATCAAGTCTGCTTTATAGCCCTATTGACCATACGGATCAACGCCCTACGGGTTATCTTTGAAGCATCAAAGGTCTCTGTGTATCCGCTTTGAGGCATATCCGCCTTATCCAGAAAGTGTCCATATCTTTCCCTTAGTGTTCTTAGTACTAGGGTTTCTACGGCTCTTGCCTTATCCCGTTCGAAAAAATGCCAATACTTAATCAGTATCCAACCCTTGGTCCTATGGCTTGCAAACCTTCTTCCTGATATATCTGATATACCTACCTTGACAGCCTTATATAGTGGGCTGTATAGTATATATAAGACTGCTTCATCCATAGACTCATTATACTTGACATACCGTGGCAAATCATGATACTATTGGTACTATGAGAAAAACTAATAATAAAGTATCCCAGCACAAGGCAAAGCGAGCACAAAAGAATAAGAAGAGAATCTCTGCCAATCCGTATCACAAGACATCAAGGTTTGAGAGAGAGCAGAAGTCAATCAGAGAAGGCCTTATAGCCTCTTATCTTCCAATGTAAGTTGGCCTAATGAGATCTTGTACATCAACTACTAAGAAGGGTACTCCCTGCTCTATTTATGTAGAGGAGTGGAGAACAAGTGGTAAGTGCCATGTCCATGACCCTAATGGAAAGTTTAGACAACAGGTAAAAAAGGGTGAGCACAGGCTACCTCAAAACAAAGCCAAGGGCTGTGATCATACTTGGTATATGAGAGAGCCAGGCATCCAGTGTACTAAGTGTCTTGTGGTGTGGGAAAGTGATGATGTATCCTAACTGTGGCACCTATGCTGGATATAAAAAGCACCACAACCATAAGACTAAACCTTGCCTTGAGTGTTTGACTGCAAACAATTTATATAACAAGGCCAGATATCAAAAAAATAATCGTGCTCATGTAACTGCTAAATATCGCCTAAGAAACCTTGAGAAAGTAAGGGAGCGAGAGCGATCTAAAAATAGGCGACGCAGAGCAAAGATTACGAACGACTATAATGAACTCCAAGTTATATCTGTTTATGGTATTGATTGCTACCTATGTGGATTAGAGATTGACTTTATGGCTCCCCGAAAATGTGGTATAGATGGCTGGGAGCATGGTTTGCATATCGATCATGTTGTTCCTATTGCAAAGGGTGGCTCAGATACATTAGAAAATGTTAGACCAGCACATGGGTTATGTAATTTAAGGAAATGGGCAAACCAGGGATAGTAACCAATGGTGCCCGTTTAGGGCATAAGGAGGTTTATAACTCCTATTTTGCGCCGAACTTTAAAGATGATATAATAGATATATGAATAAATCTAAGTGCTTTTTCTGCAAAGAGGATGCGACACATTACGATATCGTGGTAGATCACGCTGAGTATATTGTTGCTGATGTGTGCTTAGATCATCTATCTATGGGTCTTGTATCCTAATGAATAGCAGAATACTCAAAGATGGTTCAGAGGTCGATTCTTTTGATAAGCCAGTTGATTTAATTATTCATACAAAGGCCCCTGGAAAATGGAAACTAACCGATTTAGAGACAGGTGAAGAATACCTTGGCTCAGAGATAAGCACTGACTTTGCGGAAGTTCTTAGAGAAAAAGTTAACATTAATAAAATAGGCACTTGGGTAAAAACCAAGTGGAAACAAAAACCATCAGTTGACTAAACCCTGACTTTAAGGTATACTGGATATATGATTCAATGGATTGCTGATTATGCACACTGGGTGCTTGCCTGTATTGGCGTATCTGGTATTTACTTTGTTGGAAGAAAAACCCTATGGGGATGGTTTGTCCTATTGTTTAATGAGTGCCTATGGATAGCCTACGCTTTAGTGACAGACCAATACGGATTTATTTTTGCAGCAGTAGCCTATGGTGCTGTTTATATTAGATCATATCTGCATTGGAAAAGAGATGCTTAAACATTACGATATACCAGACCCTTTTCAAACCTTTGTAGCCAAGAAATATGCCAATGCTAAAGGCTATGTCCATGACTTCTTTACTGGTGAATGGTCTTATAGGTGTACTACTTGTAAGGATGATCTTTATGCTCCATCCCGCAAAATTATGACAAAGATTCGCCTATATCATACAAGAAATGAGTGCCTAAATGGATATTAATGAATTTATGACAGACCCTTGGAAAAAGTTTAATGAGATGAGAAATACCCCCCACGAATGTGATTACGATTACAGGATAGACTCATCTGGTGCTATGTTCTTTGAAATATGCAAACTATGTCTTGACACTAAGGGTGTCGTTGAAATGGATAAATAAATGGATACTGAGCAAACCTTTGACCAAGAGTTTAGTGTTGAAGAGATTACGAAAGCCATAGTCGATAGGGCTAAGTCTGAGGTTAAGTCTAAGTTTGGTAATAAGAAACGGCATAGACAATGAATAACGAATGCTTAAAGTGCGAGATGTCTAAGAAAGATCCCTTGTTTTGGGACACTCATCAGACTATGAGTGATGGGCATGTATGGTGTACTAATGCCAAGAGAACCTAAGATTACGAAGATGGACTGGAGAGCCTTGGGATATTGGCCAGTATATAAAAACGGGAAGAAAGTGTGGGTGCCACAAGATGGAAAAGATTCAAAAGACTAATATACTTCCATTACGATGGATAGGTAATTTTCTTGGTGGCTATGCTGGTAATCATTTAGTCAAGGCTATATATTTAGATGAAGATGATAACTTGGGTTTACGATTTAAATACCACGCAAAGATGTGGAAATATCTTAATAAGCCATATGAGTGGTGGGGAACTTATTACATTGTTAAGGTAAATAAATAAATGAATGTTTATTGGTTTGGAAGAACTCACAACAATAATCTTTCTGAAATGTCTTTAGATTTAGAAAGCAATGGCTTCAGCGGAATCCTTTTGCCATATGGGTCAGATGTTGGAGATTATTTTGTACAGATAGCCAGATCACTTAAAAGTGATCAGAATTTTACTTACATTGTTGCAGTCAGACCTTACACAATTTCTCCACAAAATCTTGGAATGATAATTAAATCATTAAACTCTATAGATGTTGGCAGGGTTTGGATTAATTTTGTGTCTGGGCAAATTTTAGATGAAGAAAAAAGTATGGGCGGGATAATCGGTGAGATAAATGATACATCCAGCCTTTATGAAAGAAGAGAATATTTAAAAAACTATATACCAATCTTCTTTGATTTTTGTAAAAAGTTAAAAATAGAAACAAAGATATGCATATCTGGTAAAGGTGATGATATGAACTCCCTTGTTGAGAACTATGGAGACTACAGTTTTGCAGCATACCAGTCACATGCTGAAGTGGCTAAGTACAAAAAAATATCAAAACCAAGAGTTTTATCTATGTTTCCACTTATAGAAGATGATGAAGAAAAATTTAATAAATTAAAAAACAGCAAAGAACTTGGATCTGATATAAGATTAACAACAACTTTGGAGTTAAAAGAAATCATTAACGAATTAAAGTTAGATGGAATAGAAGGTGTGATGTTTTATTGTTACTGGCCTGAAGAGTATAGAATTAAGATAGTTAATTTTGTTAAAGATAACAAAAATCTTTTTACTTGACAAAGACAGCAACTAACTGTATAATAGAAATATGACTAATCAAGAAATAGCACAACTACTAGATCAAGAATCCTATCGTATTTGGGATACTACCAAGGTTATTAAAAATCAGGACTATCATGATGGACTAGTCAAAGGGCTTAAAATGGCATCCAAGTTGGTGGCTAAACTATGAGTATAGACGAAATGGCATTGAGAGAAGAAATTGCAAGGGCTATTGAGGCTCTTTCAATAGAAGAGTCAGTAACCAACGCAGTTGGTATGAGAATGCTTGCAGCAAAGATTGCAAGAGGAGAAGATAATTATATGACAACTATGTTTGAAAGACAGGAGGACTTTGAATGATTGAAATTTTGTTTTTAATTCCAGCATCTATTATTGTTGGGTATTCACTATGCTACTTTATAATGACATATAAGGTTGATCAAGATTAAGCCTAGAGCATACATATTTGATGTAGACGGAACATTGGCCAATGTAGATCCTTATCTTCACCTTGTTCGTGGCTCCAATAGGGACTACAATGCTTTTCATGAGGCCTCTATCGATGCCCTGCCAAACTTTGAAGTAATTCAAATGGTGAACGAAGCCTTCTTTGATCAGATGCATATTCTTATTGTTACATCAAGGAAAGAGGTTTGGCGTGGACTAACTTCGCTTTGGCTTGCTAAAAATGATATTGGTCACCATGCACTTTATATGCGTAGCGATGAAGACAATAGGCCAGACTATGAAGTTAAAAAAGATATATTACTTAAGATTAAAAAACACTGGAATGTCCTGCATGCTGTAGATGATAACCCAAATGTTATAAGACTTTGGGAAGAGTACGGGATTTCTACAACCAAAATTGGAACATGGGATGGGGATAAATCCTAATGTTTCAATATGTGGTATCATTAGTATATGAGTACATTTTTTTCTAAAGAGTTAACTGAACTTGGAATAAAGTTTGAGGAAGTGTCAAACGGGATACTTTCAATAGAAAACTTCATATCTAAAGAAGATATAGATAGTTTGTTTGATGTTATCAATAACACTACTGAAGAGCAGTGGGGACAGATTTACCTAAATAATCTAAAAGCATTTGCAAAACTTAAGCATGGAAGAGATGACATAGACAATCTTGTTGCAGAGGGTAAATTGCAAATTACTCAAAACTGGGCAGACAAGAATCTTGCTATTTCGGATCATTATGTTACAAAAAAGATAGATGATAAGATAGTTAGCATTATTCAAATGGCAGATCCAAATTTAATAGTAAACGGCACTAACATATTACAAAGAATGTATGCTGGTGTTCAACTGTATGCTCATACGGACCAGGATACGGACCCATCCATTCAGTACGCTGCTATCCTATACCTAAATGATGACTATGTTGGTGGAGAATTGTTCTTTGATAAAATTAATGTAACACTAAAACCAAAACCAGGAACCCTGGTAATATTTCCAGGCTCAGAAGAGTTTCATCATGGTGTAAATTTTGTTAAAGATGGACCAATGAGATATGTTGTTGTTGGATTTATTAAGACAAAAGATTTTTACGAAAACAATAAGTACTAAATAAAAAATACACCTTGACTAGTTGTTTCGCATGTGATACAATTAAATAATGAGACAATGTACCTGTGGTAGATCAAAAATATATCCATATTGTGATGGCACTCACAATGATAAGATAGTCAAAGAAACTGCAGACGAAACAAAAGACAGTGTTCATTTAAAAAACACAGACAAGAATTGACAATGGTAATTCTTTTTGATATACTTAGTATATGACATACAATAAAGAGTTTGAAAAAATATCAAAAGATTTAAAGCGTTATATTATCAAAGAGCATATGAAAACATATTATCACTGGACAGTTGGATTTCTATGCTTTATAATTGGAATGCTTCTTGGCATCTTAGTATCATAAGGTCTAGCACCAGTAGCCAAGTTGGTTAAGGCACCGAACTCATAATTCGGCTATTCGTAGGTTCAAGTCCTACCTGGTGTACCAAGGGATTGAAGCATTAAAGTGATGCTCAGGACTTTTAATCCTGAGAAGAAGGAGCATTACCTTCCAGTCCTACGCATCTGTAACTCAGTTGGTTAGAGTACCTGCCTTATATGCAGAGAGCCGAAGGTTCAAGTCCTTCCAGATGTACTAAGTCTCCATCGTCTAGTGGCCTAGGACTCTGCCCTTTCACGGCAGCAACACGGATTCGAATTCCGTTGGAGATACAATACCTCTGTAACTCAGCGGAAGAGTAGCGGACTTCTAATCCGTTTGTCGCAGGTTCGATTCCTGCCAGGGGTGCTTTACTTTGTAGGATGTTTTGGTTCGTATGGTGCTATCTTAGACTTTACTCGTCCATCTTTATATAGTCTAACAATCCAGCCATCTTTGATCTGAACAGGATTAAATGCTGATGCTTTTTTCTTTGGCATTATAGTGAGTGTCTTTCTGTTTGTACTTTTGTGTAATCTTTGCCAAAATCAGCAAATAGAGACTTGTCTCTTTCACGATTAGCAATTCCTCTTGACCATGAATAGCCTGCGTCTCCACCCCATGCAAGCCACATTATGTATCCGTTAGATGGGTTTTCTGAGTTACCCCAGTCCTTGCCCTTCTTGTCTACTTCATGTCGTGAGAAGTATGAGTACATTCTCTTAACAGTACTTAGAGAGATTGATTCTCCTCTTGCTAACTGCCCTGCACGAGTCCAGCCAACTGCAGTTCCTGCACCATTAGCCTTTCCATCTTCTTTAAACTTAATTGCTCTACGAGCAGCAGATCTTGCTCCTGCTGGTGGAGAGTAACCTTCAGCCTTTGATACTGTGTCTGTATCGTATTCAACTGTGTCGTCATCTTCAAATAGATCATCTGCTTTTGCAGCAGGAACACAGTTAGGAACTGGACCTCCGTCTGCTCCTGGCTTCATTCCACGCTGTACATATCCATCCCAGCACGGTGCCTGCTTGTTGCTTTGATAGGTATTTGTTGGCATCATTGAATCATCTGTCTTGCCTATTTGTGCATCAAACATAGCCATTTGTGTTTCTGAATCCATTGTGTTTGTTTCCATTTCTACTTTTGTAGCGTCTTGATACATCATACCAATACTGTACGCTGTTGGCTCCCACTCACCATCTTCTTGTTCGTAAATTCTAACAGCCATTGCTGGGTTATCTGGTGGCATCGACTGGATTGCATACTCTGTTCCAGGAACTCCGTATACTCCGCCTTCTATCATAATGTGCTCTATAACACCATGCACAACCCCCTCAGAGGTTGATCCCATAACAAAGTCGCCTTCTTTTAACATATATCCAGTATACCATAATCTTATATAGTGTATAATGGTTGTATGAATATAATAAGACCTTTTGACAACGAAATTGTAGTAGTTGAAGACTTTTTAACACAGGCTGAAGCAGACTATGTTCTTGCTCTGGCCACAGAGGATCCAAAACTTTGGGATGGGTCCAACGATGGATCTGGTCTAAAAGAATGGTATGGCAATCAACTAAGAATTGACTCAATTAATCTAAAAGAAAAATATAAAGAATATAATGATTTTATGTATATGCTTCAGGATAGATCAAAGCCTATATTTTCTAGCGAGTATGGGATTTCTGAGTTCTACTATCTACCAATAAACTCTGTTTCTAGAAGAATAGGTCCAGGTCTTGGCGTTCACACAGATGAAATTCACCCAGATCATCCTCAATATAATCCATTAGAAAAAATAATAACTCATGGGTTTGTTGTTTATTTAAATGATGATTATGAAGGCGGAGAAATATTCTATCCTCAAAAGGGTTTATCTATTAAGCCAAAGCCTTTGTCTCTCGTAATGCATCCAGGCAATAAAGAATATGAGCATGGTGTTAATGAAGTTATGAAGACAACACGATATAGTCTTTCTTGGTGGACTAGATAGTTAAGTAATAAATACTACTGCTCATTAAGTCTGTTGTGTGTTCTTATTCTGTGGCAGTTGGCACAAACCACCTCACACTTTTCTATCTCTTTCTTAATAGCCTTCCATGAAAAACCATCATGTATCATCCTGGATATGTTATATTTCTTGTCTCTTATGTGGTCAAAGTCTAGGATTATATGATTGCCAATACCACAATCTACACAGCCAGAATCCTCTTTTATCTTAGCAAGCATCTTCTTATACTGCTGCTTATTATAATGGTCTAACTCTTTGTCAGTCATTAATCTAAGTATACCGCCAAATATTAAGCCCCACACAGGCAATTCACCTGACTTGCGCCACGGTCTCTATCCAATGGGTAACTAATCCATCACTAAGGTCCTGTGTGGGGACATTTATATTGTACTACTTAATTGCGATTGTTTTTGGCAGT